GAAAAGGAATCGTAAAGCATGGATGAACCGTCTTACACATGGCGGTATAAAGCAAAGTGTCGCGGAGAAGATACTGACACCTTTTACCCACCTCGTGATAAAGAAAAGTACACAATCATTGCAGATAGAGCAAAGACGTTTTGTTTTGGAGCCACAGGGAACAAACCCTGTCCAGTTCGTTTAGATTGTCTGTGGGATGCTGTAGAAAGGGATGAGCCACATGGAATTTGGGGAGGACTGTCTCATCGAGAAAGAAACGCTTTAATTCGCAAATGGAAAAAGAAGTACAAAAAAACGATGTCATTGGAACAATACATAAAAGAACTAGAGGATTAAATGAACGCAGAGTTAAAGAGGTTTCTAGAAGCCAAGAAAACTAACCCTAGACTTGTAGGAGATGTTGAACGGCACTTGTTATCTAGAGCACCCGAAATAAGGTCTACTACCGTTTTGCACCCTTCAGAGATGGTAAAAAAAGACTGGTGTTTAAGAGCCTCTTACTTTGCACTCACTGGTGTAACTGTTAAAAAGGAAGTCCCAAATCTACGTCTTCAGTCTATTTTTGATGAAGGTCACTTTATTCACCACAAATGGCAGACATGGTTTAAAGAGATGGGAGTTTTGCACGGACAGTGGAATTGCATGGTCTGTAGCAAAGAGATGTTTGCTACTTCCCCAAGTGTGTGTTTAAACTGCGGTGCTAAAAGCCTGTTCTTGAACTACCGTGAAGTTACTTTGGCTGACCCTGAAGTAAGAATCCAAGGGCATACCGATGGTTGGATAAAAGGAATTGGCAACGACTGTTTAATTGAGATAAAATCAATTGGTGCAGGAACTCTGCGTTTTGAAGCCCCTGATTTGTTAGCCAAGCATGAAGGAGATTTACAAAAAGCGTGGCGGTCAATTAAACGTCCATTTAATACACACCTGCTCCAAGGTCAAATTTACTTAGAACTTATGCGACGCATGTTGCACCCAGTAGATGAGATTGTTTTTCTATACGAGTTAAAGTCTGACCAAGATTATATGGAATTTACTATAAAAGCAGACTTTGGCATGGTTGAGGAAATCTTTGAAAAAGCAAAAACAGTCTGTGCTGCGGTTGAGGCTAAAGAACCTTTAGAGTGTAATATTGGTGGAAAGTTTGGCTGTAAATCGTGCCAACAATTTGGAGGAGAAAATGTCGCTTAAACTAGGACAAGCATCAAAGCAAGCAGTTGAAGAACTACTAGACCAGGGCTTCATCATTTCACCAACACAGTCGACTTACCCAGTTCCACATCCAGACTTAACTGTCTTAGATAGTGAGGAGTTAAGTAGATTGTTTAGCCAGTTAACTGCGTGGACAAACTACGTTGCAACACAATTAGCAGCAGCACAGATTGATGAACGTGCTGCAGAAAAGTTGTTAGACACACAAACAGCAAAGCGTATGATTTTGAGGTCAAGTTCAACTGCTAAAACACCCGTTGCTGCTATGAAGGCTGATGTTGCTGGAAGCCCTGAAATTATTAAACTCTCTGAGGAATTAGAAGTTCTTTATGCGTATAGAAAAATGATTGAGGTAATGTTCTTTAATCTAGAAAGAGACTCTGCTTTAATTTCCAGAGAACTAACTCGCAGAGCATCTGACTTTAGAGCAAATAGACAGGACAAAGCCTCATGGTAGATGAGACAGTCTTATACGAAGCACAGCGTTTAATTACTAGTGACCGTAATAAAGCCTACGACCATCCGCTAGATAACTTTGCTCGTATCGCCAAAGGGTGGTCTGTAATTTTTAATAGTGAAGTAACTGAAGAACAAGTGGCTTTGGCAATGACGTGGGTAAAAATCTGCAGAGAAGTTCATAAACACAGTCGAGATAACATCGTTGATGGTGCTGGGTATCTAGGCACACTTCAAATGGTTATAGATGAGCGTGAACTCCGTGCCAACAAAAACGATTGATGGCGGGCTAACAAGAAAAACAGACGTTTACATTGGTATTGACCAATCGTTAACGGGGTTTGCCTTAACAGCCTTAGCAGAAGATAACCCACTAGAGTTTTTTACGTGGATATACAAATCTCCTTATTTTGGTATTGAAAGATTAGTAGACATTAAAGAATGGCTTGAAGACACTTTAGATTATATTCAAGAACACGGTATTGACTTATTAGACGTAGCCATTGAAGGAAGTGTTTTACAAAGCCCTGCTGCTCTTAAGTTAGGCGAATTAGCAGCAATTGTTAAACTGTCGTTATACGAAAGAGACAAGATATTTCCTTTACAAGTCTCCCCTATGACCTTAAAGAAGTTTGCTGCAGGAAAAGGAAATGCCAAAAAACAAGAGATGCTGTTACAGATGTACAAGAGATGGGACGTTGAGTTCAACGACGATAATGCTGCCGATTCTTACGCCTTAGCCCGCCTAGTCTCAGGAAACGGGATAAACAAGGTAGAAACCGAGATTATTGAGCAGATGTCTAATCCAAAATACAGAGATGAACCACGTTTAGCCTGACTTTTGGGGGTTTCTTCTCTACCTTTATAAGTAGGTAGGGCACTACAAATCGAACTTAAAGGACTACTAATTGTGACTAACGAACCAACCCCCGCTTCAGAAGAAGCGTTTTTACGTGTAAGTGCTGGAAGTAACCCACAAAGCGTTGCTTCTGCAATTGCTCACGCTTTGTATTCAGGTGGGCAAGTAAAACTACGAGCCGTAGGTGCAGGAGCCGTTAACCAAGCGGTTAAAGCATTAGCGATTGCTCGAGGCTATGTTGCTCCCCGTGGATTGGACTTGACCTGTAAACCAGGGTTTACAACCATTGAAAGCCGTGATGGAGAGATTTCTGCAATTGTTTTTAGCATTGAAGCAAAGTAAAAAAGAGTATTATTAAGGTAAGCAAAGGAGTTTATATGTCAGATTATCGTCAGATGGGACAGGCTATGCGTCGTCGTGCAGGTGCGTCAAGCAGCACACTAGGTGGTGCTGATAAGAAAGTTTCAGTTGAAGTTCCTGATGCAATTAGTGACATGCTAAATGCGTCAAGTGCTCGTTTATCTGTAGGTGCAGTTCGTGGAAAGTTAGTTAAAAAGAAGAGTACACAAGCAGCAGACCCAACAGTTATGGGACCAAAAGCAAAGCGTGCTCCTATGCAGGCAGGTGCTGAAAAACTTGGACCAGCATGCAGAATTACATCTTCATATTCTGTTACCTCTCCAGAAGCAGCATCAACCATGAGAAATGGTCGAATTGTTTCAAGCACAATGGGAACTCGAGCATCACTCACAGATTCCATTCACGACTCAAGAGCGTAACATGAGTTCGAATGCTCTATCTGCTGCACAAGGCGGAGAGATGCCAAAGCCATATCGGTATTCTGGCTACACTGCTCCAAAAGGATTAGGCAGCGTTAACGCAACCACACAAAGTAAGCGCACTGCATGGACAAATGACAGTGACCCGTATGGAACCCCACAGCCTCTATCAAAACAGACACAGGGTTCGTATTACAAGTGGGACGACGGAAGTGCATCTCAACCTAGCGTTGAAAAGAGATAGGTGTGTCGCAGTAGTTTTCGTTAAATAGTTTGTATACTAATTCGTAGACAAACTCTTAACAAAGGACTACTTATGGCAGACGAGTCGCTTCTTTCAGTTCTTGATGAACTGTTAGCAAAAGCCGAAGCCCCTACGGTTCGCCCATGGACATGTAAATTTGCTAAGTGGTTAGAGACTTTAACGGCAGACGAAATATCTCGCGTTAAAAAAATAATGGACTCAAACATTACTCATGCAGAACTTCATCGACTGTTGTCGAGAGTGTGTGATGTTAGTCGGGACACCATCAGGACTCATAGAACAGGACGCTGTGCATGTCGAAGTTAAACCCAGAAGATTTAGATAAAGTTTTAACTGATGCAGAACAAAGAGTGGTTGAATCGAAGATTAATGAAGTTTTACACAAAAACGGAATTGACCGCGATGAAGTTGGGAAGATTTCTCGGGTTAGTGTATCTACTTACCAAACGGTTACTAAAGGTGAAGACGGCGAACCAGTCATCAACGACCTTGAAGCGGTTAAGGTTGTTCTCCATCCTTCTTGGGAAGCAGGACCGCAATGGGAAATAATTCGCCATTTCATGATGACCAAGCCATTGATGTTGCTTTACAAATTATGGCGTTTGTTCAAGAGAAGTATGGCATTGATGTAGTCATTAATCTTGGAGATTTTTTAGATTTACCAGAGCACTCAAAGTTTATTCAAGAAGCAGCATTTGCTGGAACAACACAACTAGCCATTAACTACGGTCACGAATTCTTAGCAAAACAAAGGGCTATTTCACCAGAAGCCCGTATTGTTTTACTTGAGGGCAACCACGATAATCGTTTAAACCTTTACGCAACTAGAAATGCTCAGGCTTCTTATGGTCTAAAAAAAGCGGGAGACATTAATGGAGACCCTGTTTTAAGTGTTCAAAACCTTCTATGCTTAAAAGAATTAAACGTTGAGTTCTACGACAAATACCCATCTCAAGAATCTATGGTTTGGCTAGGTAAATACCTGCGTGCTATGCACGGAAATAAAGTAAGAAGCAACGGAAATACAGCAGTTGCTTACACAAATGACACACCGCATCTGTCTACTATCTTTGGACACATACATCGTATTGAAATGCAATACAGAACAACTTTTGATGCAGATGGTCCAATCAGAAGTGTTTCAGTAAGTCCTGGTTGTTTGTGCAGAGTTGACGGTGCTGTTCCAGGAGCAAACTCTGGAGTTGGTGGAGACGGTCGTCCAGGAAAACACTATGAAAACTGGCAACAGGGTCTTGCTGTAGTTTGGTACAACGAAACTTCTGGAAGATTTTCGGTAGAGACTGTCAACATTATTGAAGGAACTGCTCTATACCAAGGTCAAGAATTTCTAAGTTCTAAAACCTCTACGTAATGCATTTCAATTTCAAATTTAGCCATATCAATATCTGAAGTTACAGAGCCTTTCCAACCACATTTAGTTGGGTTGCACACAGGCTGGTAAAGGACTTCGCTGACAATAGCAACCACAGCGTGATGTTTTAAGCCCATTTAATACCCCCTTTATCCTGACAAACGCTATCTTATCTTAGAACATATAGGTATGAGTAATGCAGCCCTGAGTGATGGTCAATTTGCTGAGCACTTAAACCGCTCAGACACAGGCGGAGCCTCCCTAAACTTTAAAGACCGCACAGAGGTTTCAGGTAAAGGGTTTATGACGGCTTTTTCTGGGGCTGAAAAAACACTACCACTACCTGCAAAAGAAGAAGACATAACTTCTTTTAAAGAAAAGAATAAACCTGCAGTTGAGGGTAATGCAGCAGCAGTTCACGGTGCTTGGAAATACCCAGAAGGACATTACACTCAAGATTTATCAGTGCAAGTTTCTACTCCTAAAGAATCTCAAAAAATGGGAGAGAATGAAAAGCAACAGGCTGCTTATGCATTGCCTGGAAGTCGCGTATCTAGTCGAGGACATCACCTTAAAGAAGGTGGGGATGTTTTGTTCCACACCGCAGACTTGGGAAAGAATGATTCAGACCCACGCTATCGTCCAGGTGCATTAGACATGGCAGGTGGTAAGGGTAGTTTTACTCGTAATCAATACGCAAACAAAGACTGGAAAAAAGTTGGCGGAACATTGAACGGTAAACCAGTTAATTACGAAAGCGTTTTAAGAACTATAAATGAAAATCGCACAAATCGTATGAGGGGTGAATAATGCCTAGTAGCAGTATGTCGCCAAATCAAGATTGGCAAGCACTTGGTGCAGGTGGTTTATATGGATACAACAATCAAGGCGGTTCTGGTGGACCTGCAGTTAGAGACAATTTAGATTTTCAAAGATTAGGTGTAGGACGAGTTCCGTCTGCTGAGTATCCTGACGGATATTTAGGTACACTTACTACACGTCGTCGAGATGACAAACTTCTTGATTCACTCAAGAACAATGTTAACAAGAAGGCGTATCAACGAGGTGTTCACAAAGGTGAACGCATTGAGCCAAGTGGTTACTACTGGCCTACCGAGTTGCAACCGACCCGTGGATTATCACGCCAAATGAATGCGAAAATGGATAATACCAACGGGACAGTTGTGTATCGGGTAGCCCGAAATAGCCCTGTGGTTGAACTGACACCTGCCCCACATCTCGTTAATGATGGAAAAGCAAACCTACGTGCTGACCAACCAGGACAACTAAATCCAAAGAGAGCATCTCAACTTTTAAACATGCGTCCTGCTTGGAGATAACATGGCAGAGGAATTAGCAAAGCGGGTTGTTTTTAGCCCCATCATGTCTCAACAGTTAATGCAAAAGAATGTTGACAATATTACTTCTCGTTTTAAATCAGCCACTAAAGAACAACGTGCAGAAGGTGTTGACTGGTATAAACGAGCCAATGACATAGCCTTTGAATTGGGTAAGGGTGACGTTAAAAAGGGTGCAGGTATTCTTTCAGCACTAAGCCCTGCCATGGAATGGAATCGTAATATCCGTGCTGCCAGAGAACTGGTAAACACAGGAGATACAACACATCAGTATTACAGTTCAACTGTTGTAAAAGCCAAAAGAATTTTAGAGGGCGAAGACCCAGATACCTTGTTTAATGAAAAGACAGGTGCAAAAACACTAAACTTTTATCACAATATTGCAAACCCAGAGGACCCTTTGCCAGTAACAATTGACCGTCATGCACATGATATTGCGGTAGGGGAAAAAGGTTCTATGACTAAGACTTTGAGTGGTCATTTAGCAGGACCTAGATACAAGCATTTTTCTGAAGCGTACAGAAACGCTGCTCATGAATTAGGTATACCAATTGCTAATCAAGTTCAAGCAGTAACATGGGGTACTCAACCAAAAGGAAGACAGGCAAATGGCTAGAGGTAGTGGAACAGATGGTCGCTACGACCACACAAAGCCTTGGACTCAACGTCCACCTTTTATGCCAGACCAAGTTGCAAAGCGTTGGCAATATAGCGGTCCTTGGTCTTCTAATGAAGAACGCCTTACTTCTCAAGCCCTAATGGTTATGAACGTTCCAGGTGCAGACATTCAAGCAATGGTTCGTCCTAATCTTCCTCAGATTCGTTTGTTTCCAGAAAAATATGGCTACAACAGAAAAACTTTAGGCATAGATGACATAGTTACTATTGACCGTAATTACATTGAGCCTAGAGTTGGTTGGTACTCAGGCGGAGTAGCAGGTTACACAGGTTCTATGAGAAATAGTTTGGGGAATAACTGATGGATGAAGAATCAGGCGGTTTAACTTTGGATATGCAAGCCAAGTTAGTTATGGATAACACCGTAAAATACAATGGCTCTGCTCCTTGTCCACAGTGTGGTGTTATTATGGACCCTGTGTCTATGATGTATAGCAAAGGTATGTGCCCACAGTGTTTTTCTCAACACTCGGCTAAACGTCTTAAGGATAGAATGGCATGAGTAAAAAGCCACGGGCAAAAACTAAAAGCGGTAAGCCATTACTTAAATCAGGAAAAATTGCTGTTCCTACAGTAAAAAGAGGAGCAGACGGAAAGTTAGTTGGCACTTCTCCTCAAGAAAGAGATGCTGCTCGTAGAACAGAATTACCAACGGCTGACAGAAATGCTATGGGAGTTCCAGAACCAACGGTTGGTTCAGTCCAAAGAGTTTCAGCAGTTCGTGGTGTTGGCACACCTGCAAAAGGTGCAGCAGGTTCTTACCCTGTTATAAAGGGTCTTGTAGACCAAGCAAGAATGCACCTAAAGAACATGCAAGAAACTCACGGAACCCCAGCCTTTCATGAACACCATGAGTCCTTTAATCAGGTCCATGCAACCCTAGCCATAGGTGCTCCAGACATCCATGTGTCCCTCAAAGTGGCAAAAGACCAAGTGGTTAACCCCACCGAAAACTCCTCAAAACACCTAACGTTGGCCCATAAAGCAATTGATGACAGACTTAGCATTTATAAGAACTCCTCAGAGAGTAATATTGAGAATAGTCAAGCAGGCTATCAAGAACGTATGAGAAAAATTCGTGCTGAAAGGAATCCCTCATGAATTGGAATGACCGTCGTAAAGCAAAAAAGGCTGCAAGTGCCACTATGAAGACCACTCTTGGTCAAATGGCAAAATCAGGTTCTTTGAGAGCAACTACCACCTCTCCTGGACAAAGAGAGTTTGGTAAAGCAGAACGTGCTGCTGTAAAAGAAAAAGCACAAGGTTACGCTTCTACTAATTATTTAAGTGGCACTAGAAAAGATACTAAGCCACAGAGAAAAGACTACGACTTAGCAGCACAAACAGTTAGCAAGGCTGAAGATGTTAAGGGTTATGACGGTCCTGCTTATCGCAAATCTGATGCAAAGATGAACGAACGAGGACAACAAAAGAAGTATCTACCAAAGGCAGGTAAGTAATTATGGCAGTTAACTCATCACGTTCAATGAACGCTTCACTAGATGCTGGTGCAACAGACGGTAAGTATCGTAAGGCTCGTCCTGATACTGAAGTTGTTGCAGGTGCAGGCACTGAAGAGACATTGGCTAATCGTCAAGCACTACACCCATTCCTTAACTACGGTTTTGCAACTACCGAACATCCAAATAAGGTAAACCCTGGTAAGTAAATGACTAAAAAACGACCTCGTAGCATTGGTGCTACAGCAGGTAAGGGTGGAGCAAAGCAAGTAAGAGTTGAGTTCACCGAAGAACGTAAAGAGGGTGGCGGTGCACGCCCTAATCGCAAAAAGGGTGGAAAAGTTAGAAGACCAATTCCAACCGTTGGTGGTAGAAAGCGTCGCGTCAAAATAGATTAATTAACGGTAGACTACCGTTCACTACACAAGGAGTATCACATGGGCCAAATCCCTTTATTGGGTTCTCGTAAATCTGATGACCATAACTCTGGTCCAGTCATTCGTCTTTTGCACTGCAAAGTGT